CGATGCTTAAGAACTGCTTTGGTGTAAATGGTCTTCTTACCATTTGTAACTGGACCAGTATAGTTATCGTTCAACGAACCATATGGATCATTTACATAGTATCCTTTACCGTCTGGTGTCTTACCGATTACAACACACATGTGCCCACCAGTAGGTGCAGAAAGAGAACCGCGATGCAGGATACCAATAACAACAGGTTTGCCAGCATCGAGACTTTTATCAACGTCAACAAAAGAAAGATTGTAACTAAAGTGTGACTTAACTCCATAACCTGCAAGTACCTTCGTTTGTACCGCATGGTCTGTAGTATCGCCAATCGCAAATACTTTCTTAACGTATTCGTCATCGCCTTTGATGCTACCTGGCTTGAGGAAAGCGAGGCACATAGCACACGATGAACTGTTGCAAGTTCTATGTGCATCTCTGTAGTTGTCTACTTGGTTAAAGTATGGAACTGCAAGAACTTCTGGAGTTGGTGGCTTAGTTCTAAAAATACCAATCCAATCAGTTTCTGCATCGTCTAGGAATTTTTCTGGAAGTTTATCTTCCAACCACTGAACGGCTGCAACATGGTTGGCGTTCTTCTCATCATAAAACTTAAAAAAGTTATGAAGATCTAGGGTCATAGTACTATTTTTTGCGACACCTTGCTATTTAGGATTATGCAAGTGTAATGTTTGCAGATCTCAACACACCATCTGTACCACGAACTTTGATTCTTAAGTTTGTGTTACTTGTTAGTTCAAAACTCATTTGAGAATTACTTGGTGGAGTCGATGTATTTGCAAGTCCTACTGTAGTAATTCCTGTAATAATCACATCACCACCTATAGTAAGTTTTGATGTTGCATTTGTGGTTCCTATACCGATATTACCAGTGGGTCCAGAATGTACATAAGTATTTCTGGTTTCATCAAAGACATAAACAACACCAGTTCCAGTAGTAGCACCTATTTCATCAGAACTAGCACCAACAATAATCGTCTTACCATCGGCACTTATTGCTACTGATCTTCCAAAGTTATCAGAAGCATCAACCGCAAGAGAACCAGTAAGAATTCCTACTTGATTAAATGAGTTTCCTTGTCTTTTAAAAATATAAACAACACCAGAACTAGCACCAGAACCTGTTTGTTCATCTTGATAAGCATTAACAACAATCGTTTTACCATCGGCACTTGTTGCTACTGAATATCCAAACCAATCATCAGAATCAACAGCAAGAGAACCAGTAAGAATTCCTACCTGATTGAATGAGTTTCCTACACGGTCATAGACATAAACAACACCAGTTCCAGTAGTAGCACCTATTTCATCAGATCTAGCACCAACAACAATCGTCTTACCATCGGCACTTGTTGCTACTGAATATCCAAAGAAATCACCAGAATTAACAGCAAGAGAACCAGTAAGAATTCCTACCTGATTGAATGAGTTTCCTACACGGTCATAGACATAAACAACACCAGAACTAGCACCAGAACCTGCTTGTTCATCAAACAAAACACCAACAACAATCGTCTTACCATCGGCACTTGTTGCTACTGACCATCCAAAGTTATCAGAAGCATCAACCGCAAGAGAACCAGTAAGAATTCCTACTTGATTGAATGAGTTTCCTATACGGTCAAAGACATAAACAACACCAGCTGCAGAACCAGAACCTGTTTGTTCATCCCGACTAGCACCAACAACAATCGTCTTACCATCGGCACTTGTTGTTACTGAATATCCAAATCTATCATCATCATCACTCGCAAGAGAACCAGTTAAAATTCCTACCTGATTAAATGAGTTTCCTACACGGTCAAAGACATAAACAACACCAGAAGCATCACCAGAACCTGTTTGCTCATCACCATAAGCACCAACAATAATCGTCTTACCATCGGCACTTGTTGCTACTGACCATCCAAAGTAATCAAAAGAATTAACCGCAAGAGAACCAGTAAGAATTCCTACCTGATTAAATGAACTACCTATACGGTCATAGACATAAACAACACCAGAACTATCACCAGAACCTGTTTGCTCATCATTATAAGCACCAACAATAATCGTCTTACCATCGGCACTTGTTGCTACTGAATATCCAAAGTTATCACCAGAAGCACTCGCAAGAGAACCAGTAAGAATTCCTACCTGATTAAATGAACTACCAGCAATACTTAAAGCAGAATTAGAAGTTTCACTATGAGAAGCATAGGATACTAAATGAGTTCCTGGTAGGTTTCTTAAATCACTTCCACCACCTATGAATTCTGTAGCAGTCACTACACCAACACTCATTCCAAGTGAAGAAGTATTTCCAAGACCTAATGTAGTATCAAGAGTTTGAGATCCACCACCACTAGATCCAGTAATAGTAGCAGTACCAGAAGCAAAACTTACACTTAAGTTTGCTCCAAAATCAATAGTTGTTGCTGTTCCTACTGAAGACCCATCATCCCTAATATTAACACCAGTACTACTCGCAACAATACCAGTAAGAGCACTACCATCAATCGCAGGAAGTGCTCCTGTTAATTGACCTGATGGAATATTGGTTAATCCAGAACCAGAACCAGAGAATGATGTTGCGGTGACGACACCAGTAATATTAACATCACCAGTAACTGTTAATTTACTAGTTGGATTTGTGGTGCCTATACCAACACCTGTAGAAGTTACTCTTACTTGTTCATTTGCGGCTAAAGTTCCACCAGCAAATAAAGAAAGATATTTACTTGCAGACGCTGCACCTATTGATAGGTTCCCATCAGAGGTATATAAGTATCCATCTAATGCACCATTAATTGTCCAACTAGTTGTGGTAAATCCTGCGTTATTAATACCAAGATCAATAAAATTAGATGTGTCTGTGCCACTATTTGCAGTTACAACAATATCACCAGAAGCATTTGCACCAGATAATGAGTTTCTTACATTTACCTGACCATACCCATTAACACTAGAAGTAAAATCAGCAATTGCATTCGCAAGACCTTGAGTAATAGTTGCACCCACACCACTCACTGTAAGTCTGTATGGTGGGTTACCTGCAGTGCTTCCAATACCTACAGATTCATTAATTGCGACTCCGTTCTGGAAAGTTTGGAATTTTAATACTCCGTTATAATATAACTCAACTCCAGCATCATTATTGAAGACTCCCATCAAAGCACCAGAAGTCTTCTTTAATTGGATTCCAGTACCACTATCTCGGATTATTAAGTTACCTACACTTGAATTATCGATATAACTATTATTTCCGTCATGAAAAATCTGCAATTCATCAGTATCTCCGATCAATAGAGTACTTTCGAAATGAACAGATTTTTGGAATGTTGAGGCTGCACCAACATTAATCGCAGAAGCAACTCCCACATTGTACACATTAATACTTGGAGTTCCGGTAAGTCCTTGTGCGACGGTAGAAATTCCAGAAGATGTTGAATATCCAGCAATTATAGAATAATCTCCAGATCCACCTCCACCACTTCCAGAAGCACTTATTGTTGCAATTCCAGATGACTGAGTAATTGTAACGTTGGATCCTGCAACTAATGATGTTATGACTCCTGTTAGATTTGATCCTGATCCGATATAGGAAGTTGCAGTTACAACACCAACATTGAGATTAGGTGTTCCTGTAAGTCCTTGTGAAACTGTAGATATTCCGGAAGATGTAGAATATCCTGCAATAGATGCATAAGTACTTACTCCAGAAGTTGGGGAGTAAGTTGCAATACCTGAAGTAATTGAATATGTGGATACGCCAGAAATGTTTGAATACGTTGATATACCCGAAGAGTTTGAGTAACTCACTAGGTTATTCCCATCTCCAAAAGTATTATAAATCTCAGAAAAATTTGAGTTTATTTTAATAGCACCAGTTAACAGGGAATCACCCAATCCATCATTAGGACTTGTTCCCGTATTAATACCCTGTCTGGCCATATTCTTTCAGATACTGTTTCTAAAGATATTTATGATCTCCCACCCCATTGGATATCCGAATAGGCAGCCGAGACATTTTCTTTAGAAATATTATACTTAGTTTGAAGTTTCTTATCCTTAACAAGCATAAGAATTTCAGCCTCAAGAGGATGAAGACCTTCAAGAATACTAATAAACATAGTCTCTCTCTTCATACTTGAAAGACGATCATTTCCACCTTTTACAAAATTATAAAAGTAAGTATATTCTTTTCTGATAGAAGTCCTACCCTGATCCTGAGATCCAATAGAATTAGAACCTAAGTCACTCATCATTTCAACAGATCTCTGGATGTTATCACTTAAATTTCCAGAACTCACATTTTGTTGACCTACACTTGAATAAGGAACTAATCCTTCTGGAAGAAGAGAAACAATCGTTTCATCAAAGTTCCAAATTAAAATTGTTTTGAGTGATGGATCAGAATATTTTTGGAGAATTTCTGACTTTTTTGTATTTGATTTCTGTTTTGCTGCAAGAGCAAGAACTTCAAATGTAAAAGGATTTGAGGGTAGTTCTTCTGAAACTACCCTCGGAATTTTGGTTTGAGTAGACATAAAACTTATTTCAATTCAGTTGTTACTAATATTTAGATCAGAGTTTGAATCCTGCAAAAGTATCTTTTTTTACATCCTGTTTGATGCCACCGACAACATAAGACTCAACTTCTGTTTCTTGTGGGGCTACCTGAAGACCCTTAGAAGAAATCCAGTGTTCAGTCCAAGGAAGTGGATTGTTCTTTGCAGGAATATCGTAAAGTGGTTTCAATCCAATCGACTTCATACGACGATTTGCAATCCACTCAACATAATTATTGAGAAGTTTATCATTCAAACCAATCATAGAACCATCTTTGAACAAATACTTGGCCCAAGACTTTTCCTCATTAACGCAATTTTCAAACGCAGTATTTACCCACGCCTCCTCTTCTCTAGCAATTTGTTGCATTTCTGGATCATCGCCTTCGCGCCACTTATTGAGGATGTTCTGAGTAATGACAAGGTGCTGATTTTCGTCTCTTGCGATGAGAGAGATAATTTTAGCGGATCCTTCCATAAGCTTGAGTTCACCAAACGCAAAGCTGCAAGCGAACGAGACGTAAAACCTGATACCTTCGAGAATATTGACATTTGCGATAGCACGATAAAGTTTTCTTTTTAATTCCATACGTTCATCTCTAGAATATCCTGCACCCTCTTGTGCAAACTTCCATGCATTAGAAGTTCCATATTCTTGTGCGGAATTAATGAAATCATCATAAGCACCGGTGACATTAGTTGCACGGCTCATAATTTTTTCATCATCTAGAATTGTATCAAACACTTCACTGGGGTCAGAATAAATGTTTTTGATGATGTAAGTATATGAACGGCTATGAATCATCTCCATAAACCCCCACACTTCCATACATGCCTCTAGTTCAGGAAGAGAACAATAAGGAATGAATGCCATACCAGGACCACGACCCTGAACAGAATCGAGCATGATCTGATACTTCAAGTTAGAAGTGAAGATGTGTTTCTGTTCAGGACGAAGAGATTGATAATCACCACGATCCTTTTGGAGGGAGACCTCTTCAGGCCTCCAGAAATATCCAAGTTGTTGTTGGGTCAACTTGTCGAATACTGGATATTTGTAGTGATCATAACGTTGCAAACCTAGTGGTTGTCCAAAAAACATTGGTTGTTTGCGGGTATCAACATCGGTGCTGGTGTTGAATACGGTCATTCCTTGTACCATTTGTAACTCCTGTTCTTTACTAGATTTTGCAACTTTCACAATCTTCCTCACTAGAATTCATAATTTCCTCAACTAATTTATCCAACTGTTGTTTAGTGGTATCTTCTTTTACCTCATCAGTCTTATGATCATAAGTGTTCTGATAATAACTCGTCTTCCATCCAAACTTGTAAGTTCTGAGAAGATCTTGAGCCATTACTGAGACTGGAACTTCATTGTCTGCGTAGTTTTCTGGATTGTAGGACCAGTTTCCACTGATGGCTTGGTCAAAAAACTTTTGCATGACGGCAACGACGTTAATATAACCAGTGTTGTCAGGCATGTCCCATAGAAGAGTATAATTATTTTTGAGTGATCCATACTGAGGTACGATTTGTTTGAGTGGACCTTTCTTAGACTTCTTAACGGACAAGTATCCGCGAGGTGGTTCGATACCGTTGGTTGCATTTGACACAACGGAACTGCTCTCCGATGGCATCTGTGCGGACAATGTTGAGTGCCTGAGACCGTGTTCCAGGATGGATGTTCTAAGACTTTCCCAATCATGATTGTAATCGACGGATGAAATTTCGTCTACGTCCTTCTTGTATGTATCAATAGGAAGATGTCCCTCAAAATATTTTGTACGATTGAAGTCAGTACAAGCACCCTTTTCTTTGGCCAACTGATTAGAAGATTTGAGTAGATAGTACTGGAATGATTCAGTCAACTCATGAGTCATGTCCCAAGCTTGTTGAGAATCATACTTGACTCCATGTTTTGCAAAGTAGTGTGCAAGTCCAATGTATCCAACTCCAAGAGACCTGCGAGCTTTGGTAGCAAGTTCTGCAGCATTAACTGGGTACTCCTGATAATCAATCAACTCTTCAAGACTACGAACTGCAAGATCACAAAGTTCTTCAAGATCATCAAGTTCACGAATCTTACCAACGTTAACTGCAGAAAGAATACAAAGCGCAATCTCACCCGCAGCATCATCAATATGTTGAATGGGATCTGTAGGAAGAGTGATTTCCTGACAGAGATTACTCATCCACACCTTATCAATGAACGATGAGTGAGAGTTACAATGGTCAATATTCATAATGTAAATACGACCCGTTTCCGCACGTTCTTTTAGAATACTCAGAATAAGTTCTTGAGCGCGGACAGTTTTTCTTGGAATAGACTCATCTCGTTCTGCAGCCAAATAGAGATCATCAAACTCAGGAAGCCCGAAAGCATCAGAAACTGACTGTACATCATGAGGTGAGAAGAGGGACATTTCCTCATCATTAATGAATCTTTCATAAAAAAGTCTGGAGAATTGAATTGAATAATCTAGTTTACGAACACGATTATCTTCGGTTCCTTTATTATTCTTAAGAACAATAATATCTTCTATTTCTTTGTGCCAGATTGGGAAGTGGACAGTTGCTGATCCACCTCGGATGCCATTTTGAGTGCAGCATCGGACAGTTGCTTCAAACTTTTTGAGAAATGGAACAACGCCTGTATGCTGTACTTCTCCACCTCTGATTTTAGCGTTGATGCCCCTGATGCGACCTGCGTTGATACCGATACCCGCCCTTTGTGCGACATACCTACCAATAGCCATATCAGAGCTAAAGATAGAATCGAGGGTGTCATCAACATCAACAAGAACACAACTAGCAAATTGTCGAAGTGGTGTTCTAACTCCTGCCATGATGGGAGTGGGGATGTTGATTCGGTGTTTGGAGATTGCATTGTAGTACCTACGAACGTAGTCCAGTCTATTCTCTTTGGGATATTCTGCAAAAATTGTTGCAGAAATCAACATGTACATATACTGGGGAGTCTCATAAAGATTCCCAGAACTTCTATCTTGCACAAGGTACTTGTCAACTACCTGACGTAGGCCTGCATAAGTGAACAAGAAGTCACGGTCATGATCAATCCATGAATTAATCTTCTCCCACTCCTCATCAGAATACTTTGCGGGGAGAAGTTTGTCATAAATTCCACTACAAGCACCATGCATTAGGTGATTATAGATATGAGGAAAACCTTGATTCCACGAAGGGCCGAACACCTGTTTGTAAAGTCCAAACAGAAGAAGTCTAGCCGCAACAAATTGGTAATTAGGTGTCTCAAGATCAATAAGATCGGATGCAGAACGAATCAGGATTTCCTGAATCTCTGCAGTGGTAATACCATCATAAAATTGGATACCTGACTGCATTTCCACTTGAGATGCAGAAACACCAGCGAGACCGCTGCACGCTTCTTCTACCATCTTATGAATTTTGTCTAGGTTCAGGTTCTCAGTATTTCCGTTTCTTTTTACAACTTTGGTCCCGTTACTCATGTCTTCTTCCAACTAGTAAGTTTTGTTTTAGCTTGTAATCCACTATAGACATTGGATTCTATCATAGATTGAACGTTAAGTCCAGATAAAATCATATCGTTAATGTCTTTTTGTTGTATTGTGTCAGGCCAAATGACAATTGGAAATTTCCAATCTATCGCCTTCTCCATTCTATCAACAATTTGTTTGTTTCGTTTTTCATTATCGTAAACCATCACAAATTCTGTTTCAAAGTTTGAAACGAAAAACATCTTGTCTATATCTGCACCGACCATTGCAATAGAGTTATCAATGAACATACTATCAAAAGGGCCTTCTACAATATAAACCGTTTTATTCCAGTCAACCTTATCCAAACCATAGATCTTGGGGTGGTGGTCATCCAAAATGATTGTGATGTACTTAAGTTTTGATTTTGGATTGAGCGATCTCCCCTGAAACCCGAATATCTTTCCGTGATTCTTTAAGGGAATTATGATCCTTGGTTCTTCATTCTTTAGATTTTCAAAAGTATATTTTTGAGAATTAGTCCATTCCTTGAACTTTTCGGCGAAGTAAAGTTCGCCCAGATACTTAACGGGAATTCTTCGGTTGTCTAAAAATTGTCTTGCGGGGTGTGTTGTATTTAGTTCTGAAATTTTTGGCAGATCAAAATCCTTTTGAGTAAAAACTGGTTTATCAAATTTAAACACTTGGGGTTCTGGAGTGTTTGATCCTTTGCCGGTGGCACCAGCCTTATACCTCTCAAAGACGTATTGATCATGCAATGCGGGGTCAACATCCTTCAGGAAGTTTGTGAAGGTTCTGGAGACGCCACAGTTGTGACACTTGAAGTTATGATCGTTCTTCAGTTGATACAGATATCCCCTGGCTTTATTTTTATGTCTTTCAGAATCTCCGCAATATGGACAACGAAAGTTATATAAACCTGTCTTCTTTTTTGCAAATTTCTGGAGTTTGACCGAAACTAATCCAATGTATTTGGTGTCAATAAGACTCATCGTGTAGTATTTTGGATCTGTGTTGATCCATTATACTGCGGTGGAAGGATCCTGTCAATGAAATGGGGAAGAATTCCAACGACTACCACTGCGATTGCAGCAATTCCACCCATTTGCCATTTAAATTTTTTAAGTTCTTCTACTGATGTTTCTATTTTTTCAATTCTTTTAATTACCGTTACATGATCTTCTTTATTTTCTTCTTTCATATCCTCAATCATTTTAATGATTAAGGTATCTGACTTTATACTCTGTTCTATTCTTTCATCATGTTTTGCAAGAATCATTGCAATACGATTATTTCCTTCCGAAATTTTATCTACCGCTGACTCTAACTTAGATAACATTTCGCGGGACAGGTCTTCATAAATGTTAAGTTTAGATTCAAGAACCGCTAGTTTTGATTCTTGGGAGAACATCGTACTATACCTTCTTCTTAGATGTTAATGATTTTCTATATTGGGGAGGCAATCTTCTCATTATTTTACTTCTACCATCAGGTTTCATCATAGGATCAAATCCAGCAACTGGACCTTTTGGATCTGCAGAACCCGTAAATCCTCCAGTACCAACAACCATACCCTCTTCCATGAGGTTACGGATAATATTAATTGCATTTTGGAGAACGTGGTCTTTCATATTCTATTGAGATCTCTGAGACAATCTTCATCTAGTGGAATATCATGTAATGTTGATCTTGGATATTCAGGTAGTCTTCCAAGATATACTACAAAACTTTTTATAACTGGCCACAAATCCCTATCAATTTTGTAGAATAAAAGAGGAGTTGCGGCTTCTCCAAAAACATTATAAAGAATAATAAAATGATTCATAAGGAGATGAGACTTTAAAATACCAGTAGTTTTATACCTTTTTAAAAGTCTCTTCACCCACTTAAATCTTTTTAAATCTTCATAAAAATCCTCTTGCGTCACCGCATGAGGATTCTCGTAATGTTTTATTGCAAACATTATATAATTATCTTCGTTCAATTCATTAAATCTCATAATCTAATCATATTATCAGGAAACTGCGGATGTTGTTACGATTCCACTACCACCAGCACCGGTTACTTCAGTAGAGATAAAGATCTTATCAGAAGCAACTGCGGTTGAAGTATCAGTGATGATACCAGCGATTGTTTGGCCAGCGACTACAAGAGTTTGTGCAGCAGCAGGAGTTGTGAACGCAAACCCTACAGTCTTGTTTGCAGTAGTTGTGGTTGCATAAGCAACTAAAGTACCTGCAATAGACGCGGTTACATTGAGAGTAGCGGCAAGATTCTTAACGTCTACTTTCTCATTATACTGAACGTAAACTGTTCCAGTAGAAGATGTTGAATAACCAGTTGCACCAAGGTATACACGAACGATAGTTGCGTTACCAAGACCAGCAGTTGTAGAACCTGCACCAGCTAGTCCACCGATTGCACAAAGAACCTCTTCGTTACCATCTGCATGTCTGATCACCCAACCTCTCTCATCAGCAAAACACTCATTGAGATCATTAGCTGGTTTATCGCCTGCGCGTAACCACTTAGGTCTTGATTCGTCTGAAGTAGAATTTCCCCAAAGAGGCATCGGTTTTCTCCAAATTATTGTCTTATCTAAATCTTATTTATAAAAAAATAGACCCTAGTTCTTAGGGCCTTTGTTGAGTACTGTTCTTAAAAATAATGTTATAAAGTCTATAATACCATTCGCTTCCGTTCTTTTTGTTTTGGATAACCACTCAGAAAGAGAGAGGAGTAATCCAAGAACGATGGTTACTCCCCAATTGGTTACTAAACAAGTAATCATGCTTGTGGTTTAAAGAGTGCTTCTTTAACTGTTGCAAAAAGTACATCATCAACACTATTATCAGTGGACTTTACATACTTCTCAAGAAGAGAAATAACGAGATTCTTAACTGCTGGACTTGCAGCAAGTTGTAAAAGAAGTGGTTTTACTACAGCGACAACTGCTCCCATGATGACCTCTATGTATAGGCAGCCGTATTTATGGTTTCCTTCTACTTAAAAGTTCCACAAAGTCCTTTTTCTTTGTACCACCATCGTACAGCCAAGCGTATCCTTCAGTGATCATCTGATTATTAAGAGAGGTTCCTTCTCCATTGATAAAAAGGTGACCAATAATACGACCATACTTTTCGGTAGAGTCTGGAAGTTCTGTTTTGATAATGATATCTTTTGCACCTTCAAGACGATGTTTCAACCATTCCTTTGATTCCAGTCCGAGTTTCTTTTCATTCGCATCTGTAGTACGTGACTCAGGAGTATCAACCCCAGCAAGGCGAATTCGCTTAGTGAGAGAAATATCAAAGCCCAAATCAATGTCAGCATCTATCGTATCTCCATCGACAACTTTATGTACCGAACGAATACGGTAAATATAAGGATCTTTATCAGACATTAGAAAGGTAATTTAAACTTCTCAGTATTTAGTTTAGGAATGGGCAGTTTCTCAAATGCCTTGGTGACTTGTTTTTCTACAACAGCTCCAACAAACTCTTCTGGGTTATCCAGAATTTTCTGTGCTTTCTGATAGGTCACATAAGCACCATAACAAAGTACTCCACTAATGACTAGACTTGTTGTTGATAGAATGAGAGCCAGGTTCTTCATCTTTCATTTCCTCATGAGCTAACTTTAATATGTAGTAGATACAATAACAAGTGAATATGAGTCCAGAGCCCAGTATCACTATTACTCCCCAAGGAAACTGATTCATTGTTACCTCTGTTCAATCCAGTTCAGAACTGCAAGTGCTGCTTTGTTACTATTGGGACTTGCACAAGCAAGAGTATAAGTGTCACTGATTGTTCCAATACCACTTCTACCTATCTGTAGTGCTGCTCTAACATCAAGATCAACTAATGCCCCACCACCAGCAATCACAAAACCACTCAAAAGATCGCTTCCACCAGATACTGCTGTTTGAGTTATATTATACTGCATAAAGGAGTTTGGATCTGGATGATCCACCCAAGTCCCTCCAGTCAGTGTTGCATTTTGTAGAAGTTTCCAATACACATTCGTATTATCATTTGTTGCTGCCTGTAATGATCTCAAAAGCATCACACCAGTTAGGTTATTAGATTTGAGACGAAGACTTATAATTGGATAAAATGTATTTGCCGCTGCCATCGTTGTCCCTGTGATGGGATTGGATATACT